ACTAAAAGAAAGAACAAAGTATATTACAGATAAAGATATGATTGCTCAAATTGATAAGATAGAGTTTTTTGTTAAAGAATTGAGAAAACATATTGTAAGAACAGATATATAGTATAATGGCATACGATTACGATTTAAACCAGAAACCTAAATCTTCACAAGAAGAACGAGATAAACTTATGAAAGAGTTTTTAGAAAAAGGAGGTAAGGTTCAGAAATGTGAACCAGGTTATCCTCTTAATGTAGGTAGTTTAGATAAGAGTAAAAAACCATCGTGGACTAGACAAGAAATTAAAGAAGGTAAAACAGGTAATACACCTATGCCAGATTTAAGTACATATAAACCAGGGTCGTACCACGATCACCCACCAAGTGGAAACAATCCACCTCGTTGGGAATATCAACCGCCAAACAAACTAGCAGGAAAATAATGATAGAATATATTTTAAATAAAGGTATATCACAACATTGGGATTTCTTTCCAAGAGAAAAATATCTAAAAATAGAAAGCGATTTAAAATCTTTAGACTATAAGGCAACTTATCAACCATCTACAAATACTTACGGTAATAGATTACAAGCGTTTCCTTGTTATGAGAGTTATTACTTTGAAGAAAATCCTTATATGAAAAGTAGATTAGAAGATTTACTAAAAACAAAAATTGTTGAATTTAAATCTCTTGCTAGAAAAACGATATTAGATGAAATAAGAGTATCGCCACAAGAGTTTGGTAAGTATGGTTTGATACATAGAGATACAACTTATAAAACTTCAGTACCTAATGCTGGTAATCCTGCAGGCAGAAATGTAGCAGATAGACCTATGATAGCAGGAATGATGTATTTTGACCAGGCGTATAATGGTGGAACAGCATTTTTCTTTAATCAAATGGAAAAAGTGCCAGACATATATGTAAGTGCAGTACCTAATAGATTGGTTTTATATAGTGGTGGTATATATCACGCACCTTGTTTTGATTATACATTTAAAGAGAGATTAACATTATCTTTATTTTTTAAAACAGAAGGAATGAAGTGATAAGAGTTTTTGTAGGATACGATAACAATGAGAAAGTAGCATTTAGTACATTAAGTCATAGTTTACTAAAACACTCTACACAACCTATTGCTATTACACCTATAAGATTAGAAAATATAAAAGATATTTTTGTTAGAGAAAGATTAAAAATACAATCAACAGAATTTGCATTTAGTAGATTTCTTGTACCTTATCTTTGCAACTATTCAGGACACGCAATCTTTATGGATTGTGATATGTTAGCAAGAGCAGACATATCTGAATTATGGAGACAAAGAACTACGAAGTATGCTGTTCAATGTGTACAACACGATTATACACCTAACAACACAATTAAATTTTTAAATCAACCTCAAACACCATACCCTAAAAAGAATTGGTCAAGTATGATGTTATTTAATAATGCGAAATGTACAGCACTAACGCCTGATTATGTTAATAGTGCAACAGGATTAGAACTTCATCAATACAAATGGTTAGAGAATGAAGAACTAATAGGAAAGATAAATGAAGAATGGAACTGGTTAGTAGGAGAGTATGAATATAATTCTAATGCCAAATTAGTACACTATACCGAAGGTGGACCATACTTTAAAAATTATAAGAATTGTGATTACGCCGAAGAATGGTTTGACACATTTAAAGAAACAACAAGAACGGATATGTAATGGATAATTTATACGAAATATATATTGAACAAGCAAAGTTAATGCACCAAAATCCAAAATATTGGAAAGGGCATATGATAAAAAAATATATGCCACAAATAGAAGAAGTAATTAAAGAACACAATATTGATACCAATTCAATACTAGATTATGGTTGTGGAAAAGCACAACATCATCCTGAAAACTGGAACGCTTACAAGTACGATCCAGCATATCCAAAATATGAAAAGAAACCAGAGGCAGGTCGTAAGTTTGATTTAGTAATTTGTATTGATGTATTAGAACATATACCACAAGCAGATTTACCTAGAATAGTAAAAGAGATATTTGATTATTCAGGTAAGTATGTATTTGCTACAGCGGCAACCAGTAAGGCAGGTAAGACTTTACCAAATGGTATGAATGCTCACGCAACGGTACAACCTGAGGAATGGTGGAACGAATTGTTTGCACAATATTATGAGGACCCATATAAAAAATTTACTTTAGATTTTACAACTAAAAAAACAAAAAGAAATAGTAGTGATATATACAATTTATAATTATGAAAACTATTGCCGTCTATGCTAATACCTGTGCTTTAGGTTCATATAAAGAATTATGGCCGAAAGCATTTTATCAAGGTTTACAACAACACCGTGATTGGAAATCAACTTATGTAACTGATAGACAATTAACCGACGCTGAGTACGCCTGGTGTTTTTCTTATCAAGTAAAAGGTGATATTAAACAAAGTGATAATAGTCATAGAAGACAAATAATAGACAAATACGAACCTAAAGGTAAAATATTTTATTTAGATTCAGATATACTAATATCATATGATGGTTTTGAACTAGACAAAGACAAAATAAAATTGATGACTTTACAGAATAAAAGATGGACAAGATTGCCTTATAGTAATATATACGCTAATAAAGGTGCTAAATATTTTGCAAATGAATTTATTAATGACGCAACAAGTCGTTGGGAAAAAATAAAAAAATCAAAAAAAATTATTGTAAAACCCTATGATGGTAAAGGTGATTATATATTAATTACTTGTAATAGAGGAACAGAAGGTTATTCAGCAGAAAAGAAAAATGCAACTGAATATGCTATAGAAACAATAGAAGAAATAAGACAATACTCAAAACGACCTATCATTGTTAGATTTCATAGAGTAATATCAGACACACAAGAACAAGACTTTAAAGTATTATCAAAATACATAGAAGATAAACAAGACATAACTATTCAATCAAAAGCAAACAATAACTATCCAGACATTATACCTGTGATTAAGAATGCTTATGCTGTATGTACTTGGTCATCTTCTTCAGCGGCACCAGCAATTTGTGAAGGTAAACCTTTGTATATAAAATCTAAAAATTGTTTCTTTTATAATATGAATAGTGGTGATATTAAAGACATTGAGGATCCTAAAATAAAAGATAATAGACAAGAATGGTTTTTAAATTATGCTGCTACACATCATAGTCTAAAAGATTTATCTAGTGGTTGTTATTTTGATAAGGTAAAAAATTTAATATGATAATTTGTACTGATAGAGTTAGAGAAAAAGAAGATAAATTTTTAGATACGATTTATAAATCAAATCCTAAATATGAATATGTTAAAAGTGATAAAATAGATATATCAATTAAATCTCCTCGTGTCTTTAGAGGTATAACTCGTATGCCAACTATTAAACAATGTACAGATAATAATATAGATTTTTACTATATTGATACAGGATATATGGGTTGTTATCCTGTGAAGAAATGGCAAAGATTTACTAAAAACAATCTTCAAGTAAGAGATCATTTAAACTATAAACAATTAGATTTCTTAACAGATGTAAAAGTATTAAAGAAAAGATTTAAAGATATTACAAATATAGATTATGATAATTATAAACCTAAAAGACCAGTAGAAGGCGAGAGTATATTAATCATTCCACCATCATTGAATACTATAAGAGGTTTAAAAGTTATGAAACATATGGACTTTGACCAAGAACATTATATAAATTTTATTTCAAAAGAAATAAGAAAATATACAGATAAAAAAATTATAGTAAGACAAAAACCTAATAGAAAAGAAAGAACTCTAAATGGCAAAACTTTACCAAGTCAACTAAAAAAAGATAAAGTACATTGTTTAGTAGCATATAATAGTATCGCTGCCTTTGAGGCAATACAAGAAGGTTATCCAGCAGTAACACTAGGTCCTAATTGTGCTAATTTTCTAGCAGACAATGAATTAAAAAATTTAGAAAAACCTTATTTTGCAGATGATGAAAAGATAAGAGAACATAGTCTATATCTATCAGCGTGTCAGTTTAATATAGAAGAATTTAAAAGTGGATATGCAATGAAACAAGTAGAACAATTGCAACATCATCCTACGAATGAAAGATATAAAAAGGTTATAATATGAAATATGTAAAGGGTTGGTATCTACCAGATTCAGATACACATTTTGAGAATTATATTGAAGATGGTGGTTATCAAACTATTCATAGAGAAACAATATTAAGATATATTAAGATGAAGAAACCTGAATTAAAAAATTGTATTGATATAGGATCACACATAGGTTTCTGGTCAAAAGATTTCACTAATACATTTAAACATACATATGCTTTTGAACCTATACCACAAGTAAGAGAATGTTATGTAAAGAATATTACAAACAACAACTATACATTATATCCTTATGCTTTAGGTAGAGAAGAAAGTATAAAGATGTTTTTATATAGTCCTAGTGAAACAGGTAATACACACGCCAATGATAAAGGTAATTTAGAAGTAACCATTAAAACATTAGATAGTTTTGCTTTAGATAATATAGATTATATTAAGATAGACGCTGAAGGATATGAGATAGAGGCATTGATAGGTGCTAAAAAACTTATAGAGAAGTGTAAACCTTTTATACATATTGAAGCAAAGAATAAAGTAATGGAAAAACAAAATATTAGTATGAATGATATTAAAGATTACTTTGAAAGTATTAACTATGAACAAGTATTATCTGTTAAGTCAGAATTACTTTATGCACCAAAATGATTATAACACATAAAATAAAATGGGATAAATGTCTATCACACCAGATATGGCCAGCAATAGAAAAAGGTTGGAAAGATGAAGACAAACCTATACATTTCTTTTGGGGTTTAGCAGGCAATAATATTGCTAAAATAAAAGAATGTATTGAAAATAAACACGAATATTATTTTGTAGATACTGGTTATATATCTAGTCAGATTACAAGATATCCTGAACCTAAAATACTAGATGAAAATAAAACATACTTTAGAATTTGTAAAGGTAGTTTTCATACAAATATAGGTAAAATAAACACACCCGCTAGATTAGAGATATTAAGAAAACGATTAGGCACAGACGCTGAATTTAAAGGTTGGCGTGCTGATGATAGAGGTAAACATATATTATTATGTCCATCATCACCTACGGTTACCTATCAGATGAATGGTATAACACAAGACGAATGGATAGAAGTAGCAAAACGAGAGATTAAAAAATATACAGATAAAGAGATTAGATTAAGAAATAAACCTAGACCAGGTAATGAATGGTGGGGTACTGATATAAAAGATGATTTAAAAGATTGCCACGCATTAGTAACCAATTATAGTTTATCTGCTTTTGACGCTTTGTTGAATTATATACCTGTATTCGCAGAAGCAAATAGTGTAATGGGTCCTGTAACAAGTAGAGATATAAAGAAAATAGAAAAACCATTAAAACCAGGTAGAAAAACTATGGAAGAATGGTTAAAGTTTGTTGCAGAAAATCAATTTACTTTAAAAGAAATGGCTAATGGTACAGCATATGAAACATTAAAGTATCAGAATGAAGATTAGATATTATAAAAACATCAACGGTTGGCGTTGGATAGGATTTGCTTTAGCAATGATAAGTGTAACTATACTATCAAATGCTAATATAGCAACACAATGGGTAGGTTGGTTGTTTAGTGTAATCGCTTGTGTAATGTGGGTATATTTTGGGTATAAAGATAGAGATTGGCCTAGAGCATTAATGGAATTGATGTATCTAGTATTAAGTATGAGAGCAACATACAATTGGTTATTAGTGTGAAGAATGTAGTTTGTTTATATTGGGGAAACAAATACAAAGTAGAGTATGTAAAGATTCTCTACAATATGGTACAAAGACATTTAACTATACCTCATAAGTTTATCATTTATACTGAACACACTAAAATGCAAAAATTAGTGAAAGGTGATAATGTAGAAGTAAGAAAAATACCATTCCACGACTATCAAGGTTGGTGGAATAAACTAACATTGTTTAGTCCTGAAGCAAACCTAAAAGGTGATAGTTTATACTTTGATTTAGATGTAGTTATTACAGATAATATAGATAGTTTCTTTACACACGAAAAAGATAGTAAGGTTGTGTTAATGAGAGATTTTAATCCAACAACAAAAGGTTTCAATTCTAGTATAATGAGATTTAATAACGAAGTAATGACACCTTATGTATGGAAACCATATCTAAAAGAAAAGAAAAAATTTAATAGATTGCAAGGTGACCAGAATGTGATAACAGATTGCTTAAAACAAGTACCAGATAAATTTAAGATATATCCTGACGAGTGGACCTTTAGTGCTAAATGGTATGATAGGTCTAATCCTAGATTTAAAAGAAGTCAATGGAACTTTAAACAATATCCAGGTGCTAAAGTCGCAGTATTTCACGGTAAACCTGATCCTCTCCAACTAGTAGATGTACATCCACACGAATCATACGATATGGATACCATTGCTTGGGTGAAAAAACATTGGAAATAAAGGGTGTTCTCCTTTTGTTCTCCTATTTAATTCAAAAAATCGCATAAAATAAGGGTTTTTAGTGCTTGACAATAGGGTCTTTTTCCTATAATATAAGTGTATATGAAAAACAAAAAGACTAATACAAACACTAACAAGAAAGAGGAAACACTATGTCAAAAGTAAAACAATATTATACAGATGTTGCTGAAAAAGCAGTTGATAAGATAATCTTACAAGTTAAACAAAACTTGATTACAAAAGAAAGTGCAATTACAGATATTATGAAAGTTGATAATCTTAACTTAATAGGTATTGACGAAAACAATGTTGACGAAGTAATTGAAATGGAATGTGCTTAATGAACAATAAATTAGATAAAATAAAATTTGATGATATTTATTATGAGGGTCAACCTATGAATGATAAAGTAAACGGTGGTACTTTTAATGTGGTCTATATGAGAGAGTACATTGATCCTGAAAATGAATGTGAAACTTTTGGTGCTTACGAAACAATTTATAGAAATGTACCTAATAAGTATATTGACAAATTTACAAGTGAAAAAATGAGAATGAAGATGTTAAAATTTTGTGATTGGAACTACAAAGATAGTGCTACTAATTTTACAAATGTTTCTAACATAGAAATTAAAACAGAAAAACAATATTATACTTCTTACTATGATGTATTTGGTAATATTGTTGATGAAGAAAAAGACAAAAAAAGAATGTTTAATGATTACGGTCAATGTTGGGATAGATCATCATTGAGAAAAGACTTTAATCCTGAATTGACTAGATCAAAAGTTTTACATTATAATAATAAAGAGGTAAACTAGTGAAATATAAAGAAGATCAAATATTAGATGAAATAAAAAAGTATATTGAATCAACCTATACTGAACATTATAGTACAACCGAAGATGGTTTCCAAGTACAAGATATGCTAAGACATTTAGGTATTGATAAAGATTTCTGCCAGGCAAATGCAATTAAATATCTTGCTAGATACGGTAAGAAAAACGGTAAGAATAGAAAAGATTTATTAAAGGCAGTCCACTATGTAATAT